TCAAGGCGGGCAACCTGTTGGAAGCCGGCTGCTACTCGGTCGGCGGCAAGAAGTTCTGGCATCTGTCATCGCCCGCATGGTCGTGGCAATTCAACATCAACACCAACAGATGGAACGAGCGATCCTCATGGAAGGCCGGCATCTACGGTCGCTGGCGCGCGACCTGCGGCCATCCGGCATTCAACAAGTGGATATGCGGCGACCAGCAGAGCGGAAATCTCTTGTTTCACGACGACACCAACTACACCGAAAACGACGCGCCGATGCTGTCCCGGCTGGAATCCGGACCGGTGCGGGATTTTCCGCAGGAACAGGCGATCGCGCGCGCCGATATCGACTTCGTCATGGGAGTGGGGCAGGCGGTCGGCAACTATCGCATGACCGTGCTGGGCGCTGCCGCAGGAACCGGCGGCGTGGTGCGCCTCACGGTCGACCAGACCTCGCAGGCCAATACCGGCGATAACGTCAAGGTCGAGAACGTCACGGGGACGACAGAGGCCAATGGCGTGTTCCCGATGACGGTTGTCGACGTCAATCACATCGAGCTGCAGGGCACCGTGTTTGTGAATGCCTACATCTCCGGCGGCATCGCAACCGATATCACCGCACCACCCGGCGCGATCAATCCGACATGCGCGATTTCTGTCTCCAAGGACGGCGGGGCCACCTTCGATAATCCCTCGATCCGCTCGCTGGCGCCGCAGGGCAAAAGCCGAAGGTCGCGCGCCACGATCAAGAACCGCGGACAGGCGGGACCGGCCGGCGTGCGCGTCCGCGTCGATATCACCGATCCGGTCTATCGCAGCGTGATGGGCGGGACGATGTCGAGCAATCCGCGCGAGGTCACGCCGTGACCCTGCCGGCCAAGAACAAGTTCGATCCGCAGTTTCCCCTGAACAAGGGCGGTCCGCCGGATCAGATATTTCGCGATTATCTGTCGAAGCTCGATGCGTTGGTCGCGGCGATGGCGGCCGGTAACCTGCCTGCAAACCTCGTTAATGCCGTCAACGATGCAGCCGCGGCTGCTGGCGGCGTCGCGATCGGGCAAATGTACCGGAACGGTTCAATCCTGATGGTGAGGGTCGTCTGATGGGTCTCTTTGACATTTTCTCCGATAAGCCCGCCAAGGAAGCCGCAGCTGCGCAAAAGGCGGGCCTCAATGCGGGCTACGACCTGGCATCGGGTGCGATCAATCAGGGTATCGGCGCGCTCAACACCAACTATACGGCGGCCCTGCAGCCGTACATGACGAACTACAACAGCGCCAATACCGGTCAAACCGCGCTCGGCAATGTGCTGGGCCTGAATGGCGCTGCAGGATCCGATGCTGCGCTCACCCAGCTGCGCAACACGCCCGGCTACAAATTCCAGCAGCAGACGCTGGACGACACGGTGAATGCACAGGCTGCCGCCAGCGGCATGAATGCCTCTGGCAACCAGCTCCTGGCGCTCAACAAGGTCAATCAGGGCTTGGCTGATTCCACCTACAACAATTACGTCAGCCAGCTACAGCCGTATTTGGGCGCCTCGAATTCGGCTGCCGGCGGCATTGCGGGCGTCAATACCGGGCTCGGCAACGCCACGGCCAACCAGTACAACCAGCTGGCGCAGATGGGCTGGAACAAGGAAACCGGCATCGGCAATGCCAACGCAAACGCTGAACTCGCGAAATACAATGCGAGCGGCAACATCTGGAACATGCTCGGCAGCGTCGGCGGGATGGGGACTAGCGGCGGCGGCACGGTCGGCGGCAACGCCGCCCAGGGCCTCGGCAGTGCTGCATCCAGCCTTTTTGCGATGTTCTCCGACGAGCGGCTGAAGGAAGACATTGAGGAAGTTGGCGAGCTCTATGACGGTCAGCCAGTCTATCGCTATCGCTACATCGGCAGCCCGGTCTTCCAGATCGGCCTGATGGCGCAGGACGTCGAAAAGACCAAGCCCGAAGCCGTGATCGAGATCGGCGGCTACAAGGCCGTGCGGTACGACAAGGCGACTGACTACGCCGCTGACCTGTCGCGCTTCCTTGAGGCTGCATAAATGGCTTTTGAATCCGGCGTGAACGCACCGGGCGGCGTGAGCTATGCCGCGCCGTTGATGCAGTTCCAACAGTTCGCCAACTGGAAGGCGGATGATCCGTACCAGAAGGTGTTCAACCAGCAGCAACAGGCGCTGAACGAGCAGCGCATCGCGACCGGCCAGCGCCAGGCTGAGATCGCGCAGACCTTCAAGGGCGGCTTGCCGGTCGATCCGAAGACCGGCGCGATCGACTACAAGAAGGCCGTCGCGATGCTGGCGGAAAAGGGCGATAACTCAGCCCTTTGGAGCGGCGCTGATGCGGTGCTGACGCAAGGCGCTGCCAACCTGTCGCCGCTCTTGATGGGCGGCGCACAGCCTGCGCAGGGTGCGCCGCAGGGCGCGCCGCAAGCGGCTCCAGCATCCATTCCGGCAAAGCCGCTGCCGCCTCCGGCCGCGAACTCGCCGCAGGGCGATCCGGGCAAGGGCACGATCGCCTCGATCGTGACGGACCGCCTGCCCAATCAGGATGCGACCACGGGACAGACGATCGTCAAGGTCGCCCAGGTCATGGGCGTCGATCCGAACGCGACCTTGACGCCGGGCCAGCTGCGCCGCGCGCAAGGCCTCGTGCAGAAGTATGTGCCGGCTGCCGCCGCGGCATCGCCCGCTGCAGCAGTTGTGCCCATCGCCGCGCAACCGGCTGGTGGCGGTACGGCGTTCAAGGATCGCTTTGCCGCGGCAGGCGGCGAGGGTGGCAACCTGCCGCCGTCGGCGAACGCCGTGAGCCCCGCGCCGAAACCGGCCCCTGCCGCGGCGCCTCAGCCTGCGCCAATTGGCGCACCCGCAGAACCTGCTGCAGCGCCTGCTACACTTCCGGCCGCTGCAGTGCCAGCCGCGCATCCCATCAAGCCGCAGACTCCGTTGCCGAATGGATTCACCGATCCGCAAGCCGCCATCATGGCGCTGCGGACGGAAGCCGCGCGTATGTCCGCCAATCCGAAGGCGGCAGGGCAGGTCGCGGAACTGAGGAATTGGGCGGAGCGGATCGAGGAATCCATCAAGCCGGTTTCGGCGACGGTGAATAGCGTGTACCTCGATCCGAAGACGGGCCAGCCGATCTATGATGGCGCGCGTCCAACGATGGCTCCGGATGCGATCCAGGCGGCAGCGGAAAATTATCTGCAATCGGGCAAGCTGCCGCCCAATATGGGCCGCGGCACGCAGGGCAACGCTGATCGAAACGCGATCCTGAACGCGGTCTCCGAACTTGCAGACGCACGCGGGATCAATCAAGCCGAGCTGCCGCAGAAATGGCAGGAATTTAGAGCGAAGGGCATCGGAAAATCGACCGCAGAGCGCGTCAAGGCCAACCGCGAAGAGAATCTTGACATCATCCTGCGGGCGACCGAGGCGGCAATTCCGGCTGCGCTAGCGGCGTCGAAAGCGCTGCCGCGAAACGACTTCGTTCCGCTCAATAAAATCATCCAGAACGGTCAGATCAACACGTCCAATCCGAAGTTGGTCGAGTTCGGGATGGCAAACCTGCAACTCGCCGAGCATTGGGCGCGCGCGATGAATCCGACTGGCGTGATGCGCGAGTCCGATCGCGAGAAAGCGCTCAGTTTCCTGAGCACGGCATACGGCAACGATACTTACGCGGCGGCCGTGCGCCAGCTTGAGACACAGATCAAGCGGGAAAAGGCGGCCGTTCGTGAGGGTAAGAGCGTCGTTCCTGCCGGGGCGGACCCAATACCAGGTGCGGATGCGGGCAAGGGCACGACCGAATGGGTGCGCGGACCTGACGGCAAACTGGCGCCAGCCAAATGACGAAGACTGTCAAATTCGAAGGTGTTGAGCACCAGTTTCCTGACGACGCGACGGAGGATGAAATCCGCAGCGTGTTGCAGGCGCATGTGCCGGCGGCGAAGGCTAAGCCTTCCGCTCTTGAAAAAGCGTTGCAGCCGATCACGAGTTATCCCGAAACCTATCAGCGGATGAACCGCGAAGCCCGCGAGCAGATGTCGGCCGGCGTCACGCAAATGATGAATCCGGATAGCTTGACCGATCCGAAGGCTCACGGCATTTCGGACGTTCTGACGGGAGTTGGCAAGGTCGCGCTGGGAGGGCTGGGGTTTGTCAGCTCGCCAGTTAGCGCCGCAATCAATACCGTCGTCGGCAAGCCGATCGAAGAGAACACCGGCATTCCGGCGGAGTACACGGATTTTGCGACCTCAATGGCGCTGCCGATGCCAAAGCGCATCCCGCGTATCTCCAAGCTGGGAGAGGACGCCCGCGCGCCTGGCCTCGTGAACGAAGGGCCTCTCGGGGTCACCCTGAGTGAAGGTCAGGCGACCGGCGATCTCAGCGCAATTCAGCGCGAGCAGGCTGCGGTGCGGGGGCAGTCTGGGCCGCCGGCACAGCGCCAAGCAGATCGATTTTTCGACCAGCAGCGCGGTCAACTTGAAGATGCGCGCACGGGCATTGCCGAGACGCTCGACCCGGCGGGCCAGCGCATTGCCGAGACGCCGCAGGCTGCTGGCGAGCTTGTTTCCGAGCAACTGCAGCGCACGGCCGCACAGCGCAAGGCCGACGTGACCGCCGCGTATGACAAGGCGAAGGCGTATCCAGGCGAAGTGCAGGTCGGGGCCTTTGACGGCATCAGCACCAGGATCAAGACCGACCTCTCGTCACGCGCTGATCCGATCATCATCGACGACAAGCTGACGCCGTTTGCGTCTCACGCGATCGGCGATCTTGATACGCGGATCGCCAACCTCAAGATCCAAAACCGCGCTAGCCCGCATGCCGATCCGGAACGTGCCGAGATTAGCGGCGTGACACTGGAAGGCGTCGACCAGATGCGCAAGCGCTTGTCCGCGTTTCGAAAGGACGCGTTCGGCAGCGGCAACGCCGCCGACGGGCGCGCGGCAAAGGCCGTGCTCGATGCATTCGACGATCATATCGATGCGGCGATCAACGGCGGCATGTTCAAGGGCGACCCGCGCGCGATCGGTGCATGGAACGACGCTCGCGCGTTCTATGCTGATTACCGCAAGTCGTTTACGGCCGGCAAGAACGACCCGATCGGGCGCGTTGTAGAGAAGATCATCGGCAAGGGCGATAACCCGGCTGCGATACCGAACGACGTTGCGGATTTCATGTACGGCTCGGCCGGCGTCAATCCGAATAGCCTCAATGTCGGCGTCGTCAGCCGGCTGAAGTCGACGTTTGGCGAACGCTCGCCGGAATGGTCCGGGATCAAGCAGGGGCTGTTCTCGCGGCTCACGGAAGCGGGACCTGGCGTCACGGAGTTTGGTGGCGGCAAGGTCGCACAGCGCCTCAACAAGTTTCTCAGTTCCGACGGCAAGGAGATGGCCAACCTCGTGTTCAGCCCAGCGGAACGCGATCTCCTGCAAAAGTATGCTGACCTGATGCGTCAGATTGAAATTCCGCAGGCCGGCGCCAACTGGTCGAATACGGCGACATTCGCCGCCAAGGCGCTGGACAAAATCGGGAGCAATACCGGTACCACGATCGGCGCGCTGATCGGTAGTACGCTCGGTCATGGCGCCGGCCTTCCGTTCGGCCTGGCAGAAGGGATTGGGGGAAGCATCGGCGCGGCCATCGCCAAGGGCGGCGGCATGGCCAGCAACGCGATGCAGGCCCGCGCCATCGCCAAGCAGATGCCTATCATCGGGAAGGTGATGACGGATTACAAGAACGCCGCTATCGCGTTTGAAACGTCGCCGTCGACGCGGACGGTTGCCCGGCTGTCCGTCGCCTCGCGCAACCTATCGACCAACCTGAAGGATATAGGGCTGAATTTTTCGCCCGAGCAATTGATGCGCTCTATCCAGGGCCCAGGGCGCGCAGCTGCAGATCAGGAACAGCCATAACCCGTAAGGGTAGTCCACACACAGCCACGCGAAGGCCATGAAAATGGTCAGGGCCCACATCAGTCGCCGCCTGCTGAATCGCTGCATTCCTTAAAATTACCTGCGCAACCGGATTCCGACAACCACGCCTGTGAACAGGACGGGGAGAGCATCATCCTATGTCACTGACATATCGAATTAAAACGGCATTTTCGGCCCTTTTGGGCATCACCCTCCTGGCGACTGTTCCAGGCCATGCTGCCGGCACGCTGCCGATCGCCATGGCCCAGCAGGTCGACATCAACGGCAAGCCCGTGGTCTGCCAGGTCAACTTCTTCGTCGCCGGCACGGTCGCAAGCCCGCAAAACTCCTATAGCGACTTCGGACTTTCGCAAAATCCCAATAATCAACTCTCCTGCGACCAGACCGGCCGGGTACCGATGTTCTGGCTGGCGGACGGGCTCGTCCACGTCCGCATGATCGATGCCTTCGGCGTTCCGATCATCGACACCACGATGCAGGTATTGGGCCCGTCGTCGGGCGGCGGGGGTGGCGGCGGAACGGTCGATCCGACGACGGTCTTGGGGACGGGCGATCTCAAGGCGCGGTACGGCACGGGGCTGATTGCAGGCTTTGTGCGCTCCAACGGGTTGACGATCGGCAACGCCGGCAGTGGCGCCACCGAACGCGCCAATGCCGACACGCAAAATCTGTTCATCTATCTCTACAATACCGACCCGAACCTGGTGGTCTCGGGCGGGCGCACCGGCAACGCACTGAACGACTACAATGCGAACAAGACGATCACCACGCCCGACTGGCGCGGTCGCGCGCTGGCGTTCCTGGATGACATGGGCAACGTGCCGGCCGGCAAGCTCACCTCGTCGTATTTCGGAACCTCGGCAATAGTTTTGGGCGCGGACGGCGGCGGTGAAAGCCTGGCCCTGAATTTGGGCCAATTGCCGACGGGCATCGCGTCGTCGAATGCGTCTCAGTCCATCACTGTTTCGGCGTCCGGGAGTAATCAGCTTGCGCAAACCCCGAACAGCATTTCCAGCCTTTCTGCCGCAACGGGGGGCGGGGGTGTCGCTCCATTATCGCTGAGCACTTGGAACGGTGTGGTGTCACTTAGCGGGACGAATGCCATTGCGGTGACTTCAAACAACACCAGCGGCAACGCCCACCGAACGGTGCAGCCGACGCGGCTGGCGACGATCTACGTCAAGCTTTAGGGAGCGCGCACCCATGTACGCCTGGCCCGTCCTTTTCCCCGCACAGACCAACCGCGAAGATTTTCTTCGCACGGTCTCGCTGTTCGATGACGATACGGGCGAGGCGCTCGACGTGTCGGGGCGGACGCTGGCCGCACCCGGCGACTTCACGGCCAACGCATGGACCGTCACATCCGGCACGGTCGTGACAGCGTCCGTCTCGCAGCTCACGATCAAGGATTACCCGTTCGGCAACGAGATGCAGGCCGTAGCGTTCGTCGTAGGTGTGGGGCTCGCGATTCTGCCTGGCGACCCCGTCACGATCGCCGACGCGACCGGGCTCAACACCATGACCGGCTACGTGACGAGCTACGCGCCGGCAACGGGGGCGATGGTGTGTCAGATCGGCTCAGCCTTCGCGTTTGAAATCCGCGGGACTTACGGCAATTGCGGCTATGACGGAGGCTTCGGGGCTCAATCGTCGCAGATCGGCGAATATTGCGATACGGGGCCGATTATCTCGGCGCAGCTCGGCAACATGCTGACCGTCATCGACCTTGGCATCGTCGAAATCCGGATTCCGCAAACCGCGATCATCAAGCTGCAGCACAAGACCTACGGCGCGTCGATGGGAATGTTCGACGGATCAGACACGCGCCAGCTGTTCATCGGCAAGCTGCCGGTCCTGTCGGGGGGGCTTTCGACCAACGCGTTTAGCGCGCCCACATCGAACTCCAGCCCTTATGGTCTGCCATGACGCTGCCCGCCAATATCCGCATCAATACCGCAGCTCCATTCCCTGCCAAGGTGAAGGGGGTAGGGCTGATCGCGATCAGCAAGAGTAACGGCATCTGGACCGTCTCGATCAACTTCGGCGCGGTCGCGAAAACGCCTGTCGTCGCCGATCCCGCCAACACCTACGTGCCGGCGTGGAACGCGCTGACCGGCGTGGTTTCGATGGTGCCGATGACGTCGGTAGCCGGGCAAAAGGTCATCAAGACGATCACCTTGCCCGGACCGTATGCGGCGTTGCCGGCCGATGACGTCCTGATCATCAACCAGGCGGTCGCGGCGCCCTTCAGTGTGACGGTCGACTGGTCGCAGCGAACCAAAGCCTTGCGCGTCGTGGACGGTAAGGGTGACGCGGCCGTCAACAACGTCACGGTGACGCCGGCGCTGGGGCAAAGCCAGCTCGCGGTCGTGAACTACGTCTACACCATCGACCGCAACGGCGGCTCGATCATCCTCACCCCGCTGCCGAACGGCACGGGCGCCTACTAACAGCTCTCACAAAACAGGTTTCCCATGAAGCTCCGCAGACTTTTTGCGGGCGCGCTGGCGCTCGCGCTTGGCCTTGTGCTTGCCCGCGATTCCGGGCCCGTGCTCGCCCAGGAGACGGGCGGCACGTCGCCCCAGAGCGTTGCCAAGGGCGGCACGGGCGCGTCCACGGCGGCGGCTGCGCGAACCAACCTTGGCCTTGGGATCGGTACCAACGTCGAGGCGTGGGATGCCGATCTCGACTGCCTTGCCGCGCTTGCGACCACGGGCGTGCTGCATCGAAGCGGGGCCGGCACCTGCAACACCAATCAGGTCGCGAACTCCGAAATCGCTCCTGGTGCAGCGAATACGGTCAAGGGTTCGCTCAACGGCACCACGACGTCGGATCTTGCGATTGCTTCCTGTTCGGCGATCTATCAGTTCACCCAATGGGTGACGGGGTCGGGCTGGCAATGCGGCATCGTCCCTGTGCTGCCGTCGCGTGCGGTTGCTGCCACGCTCAATCTGTCAGCCTTCACCTCTGTCGTGACCCTTGGCTACGCCACGCCCGCCGATGGCGGCGGGGCTCATTTCAAGGACAACGGTTCGGCCGGCTTTGTCGACAGCTTCATTTCTACCGGCAGCAGCGGCTGCCCGATCAGCGCGGCTGGAAGCGGCTATGTCAACGGCAGCTATCTCGGCGTCCCGCTATCCGGCGGCTCCGGAACGAACGCCATCGCCAATATCACGGTGGCCGGCACTGCCGTGACCGTCGTCAACGTCGTTGGCACCGGCGGCAATTCCTACAAGGCCAGCGATGTTTTGTCCGCCAACAACGTTTTCCTCGGCGGCTCGGGCTCCGGCTTTACCTGCACCTTGAGCTCGGTCTCGACGCCACTCGGCAGCTTCACCGATACCGGCTCCAAGAAGTGGCAGGTCATCGCGGACTCCGGCAACTACCTCAATCTGTACCAGTTCGGCGGCAAGGGCGATTGGGCTGGCTCTGACGGTGGCGCCACCAACAATTTTTCCAGCATTCAAGCCTGCATGGCGTGGGCGGCGCAGATCCGCTCACCGACGATCGACGCCGGCGGCACCGCTGGAACGAAATGCATTCTGCCGCCGGGCAACTTCATGGCGTGCACCGCCGGCAGTTCGCCCCTCCAACTTCCGGGAGGCGTGACGCTCGAAGGAGCGAATGCGTGGTCGAGCGAAGTGCGGATGTGTACGGCGTGGCCGGTCGGCGTGCACTTCTTCACGATTTGCGATCCGTCGACTCATACCGCGTGCTTCGCCTCGCAGATGCGCGGCCTTACGCTGTCGGCTGCGAACAACCAAGCATCGTCCGCCAATGTGGCGATGATCTTTTCCAACAATATCCAGCAGATCGATTTCCTCGATCGCGTTGCGCTCTATGTCGGCCAGCGTGCGGGCATCTGGCTGGAAGTCGGTTATGGCGGCGCGGCGCTGCTCGGGATGCAGAATGTCGAGTGCACGCCGAGCAACGCCGTCACCGCGCTCAATCCGTGCATTCATATCAACTTCGGGACGACCGAAGTCACGATGCGCAATGTGCACGCCGAGGGTAGCGCCACGATCACCAACTCCGGTATCCGTATTGTGGGGGGCTTCCTCAGCCTGATCGGCTTCCACACCGAGGGAATGACCACGGGGATCGAGGTCAATATTCCGACCTCTCTCGCGAACGGGATGGTGACGCTGCAAAATCTGTCAGGCGGCACCGCTTGCACGGGACTGGTTCTGCTTCAGTCGACCAACAAGGCCGGCAACATGAACGTCTCCAATGCCGTGCCCAATGGGTGCACCAACGTCGTTCTTGACGGACAGGCCGGCGGGGTCAGCGTCACCACCCCGATCCTGAACTGGACAATCTTCAACCCGTAGGAGGTCTCTATGCAGCTTCTCGCAGCCGCTCTTTCCTGGCATCTTGCCGTGATGCCGATCTGGATTACGCCGCCTAAATCAGCTCCGATCGAACGCGATGCCAAGATGAACGCGTTGTTGAAGCCCTATGATAGTGGCCTGACGTTTTCAACCGAGGCGGAATGCCAGGCTCATGTCAGCACCGCGACCGCTGATGGGCAGCAGAACGTGAGGGCTATCCTGGTTGCCCGGGGTCTGCCGGCTTACTTCACGGCGAATTTCGCCTGCACGCGGGAGTAGGCCCGGCGGGCTGGAATTATGGCTTCTCAAGCGGAGATCTCGCCGCTATAACCCGCCGCTATGAATTGGCGGCTGAAAGCACTGGCATTCCGCGCGTTGGAGTTCCCCGGCGGGGGCGCGGCGCATTATCTCCTGCAGCGATACGCGACCCGGAACTGGCCGCGTCCCGCCAAGACGCTGGACGCGCTGGTGAACAGCGCCAGGCGGGTGCTGGAAGAGTATGACGCCCACGTTGGCGGCAAGCCCAACAGCGTGCTCGAAGTCGGGACCGGCCGGGATATGGCCGTGCCGCTGGCGTTGCGGCGCTTTGGGGTGCAACGCGTGGTCACGGTCGACCAGACCAAGCTCGCAAAGCTCGATCTGGTACGGCATGCGGCCAAGCATATCCTGGCCGGTGAGTACGTGCCGAAGTCCTGGGGCGATCTCGAACGCTACGGCGTCTACTATCATGCGCCGTCTGAGGTCAGCGACAGGAACACGCCGGTAGATTGCTCCTGTTCGAACGAAGTGCTGGAGCATGTGCCGGCCGATCAGCTGCCAAAGCTCTTGGCGAACCTTAGAACGCTGACGCGGGGGCTCACGGTTCATTCGATCGACTACGGCGATCACTACGCGCGCGGTGACGCCGGCCTGTCGCGGTTGCATTTCCTGCTCTACACCGACGAGCAGTGGAAAAAGTACAACCCGCCGCGGCAATATGTGAACCGGCTTCGGCACAGCGACTATCTGAAACTGTTCCGCGAAGCCGGCTTTGAGATCGTCAAGGAGACCAAGGTTCTCGCGGACGAGTTTCCGTCCTGGATCGAGGTCAATGTCGCCGAAAAGTTCAAGCGCTATGCGCGTGACGACCTGATGGCGATCCGCGGCCTCATCGTGGCGCGTCCGGCTTGACCACCCAGTAGCGGAATTTGTTGTTGGAAGCTTGGATGTTGCTGCCGTCGGTGGCTGACACAATGATCCCGATGCCGGTTTCCTGCGCGAAGCGTCCAGGGGTGCTGTCGACCTCGCCGAGGCTTGTCGAGGGCGTGAGCCTGCGGTCATCCTCGTAGATCACAAGGCCGGGCTGGAAGCGGTAGCCCACGGCCTTTTCCAGAAAACCGATTCCGTCAACGCTGTACTTCTCCAGATTGAAAATATACCGCACGGCTCCGGGCGGGGGCGGGGCTTTGTCGGGAACGTAGATGTGCCCCAGGTAGAGCGCCACAGGGAAATAGACCGCCATTACCGCGATCGATCCGAGGGCGACCAGCCGATACTGCTGCTGCGCGGGTGTCATGCCTGCAGTGTTCTAAAGCGC